TCAAGGTTACGTATGCCGAGGGTTCCTATCCCCATCTTATAATTAACACCCTTAAAATACACCAATGAGGATTGTGTGTTTTGAGTGTGCTAAGGATACGGTGAATACTAGCACTGCTGTGGCTAATAGGCGAGTGCATCTGGGGGCATACCCAGTATAATAAATAGCTGCTCTACTCATTATGGTTGAATCAATTGCACTTTGTGCACCCCTAGTCAGGAAAACCGGCAAGTTCAAGCCCAAGTTATTGCAAGAGTCTCAGTGGAAACAATTAACACCTTTGTTTTCCAATGATATTGTTGTTAAGCTTGGAGATTTTGATCGGGCCCCAGCAGTGGTTATGCCTTGGGCTGCTTCCGTGCGAGATGTTGTGTACTGGGAAAGCATGATAGGTGATTTTGAAAGATTGTTTTCACCTGTCACTGCAGTTACCAGAATGTTAGGACGTGGTTTGACCACCATTGTCCGCAAGCCATATGATCTAATTGTAGCGAGATGTGCTGAGCTAGAAAGATCGAGAGAATTGTGTAGCAGGTATCGGCGAGAAGCGAGTGAGGTTGTTGATGGATTTGGGGATTCTTTTGTTGAGTCCACTTATGATCCTAGAATGTTTTTGCAACTTGCTCCTGATATAGTTGTTGAGCCACCGAAAGATGAAGAAGAGCTGGCCTTGGAGTCAGTTGCTTTGTCTCATCTACCCTTTAGTAGGGTGGAGGGTGCTCATCAAATAGTTAGTAATAACTATGTCATCAGGAAGGGTAAGAGAACATTTTATTGTCATACTTTATTGTCAATGCTTAAGGCTCGTCTAGGAGCGATGCCGAGGACGGATCTCAATGTTAGAGTTGTCCGGAGGAATGCCTTTAAGGAGTGTGAAAGTCATGGGCTACGACCTCGTGATCGAGCGGTGGCGGTTGAGTTCGTAACTCAAATGTATTTCAAGTACAGCGCCATTGAACGTGAAGTAGGATTCATGTCTATGGCTTACGACAATCCTGAACCTAAGGGGTGGTTTAAACGTGCTTATCACGATTTTAGATTATTCTTTGGGTTTGGTGATCCTCTGGATCCTCTACATGAGTAGGGGTGCCTTACCATTGCTTCGCAGTGTGCACCTAGTTTAACATATAGTGTCCAACAGGCTAGAGATGTTAATACCAGTGTTGCATGTGCGGAAGTCACTGTGAAATGCAATGGTAGGGCTGTGTTACCAAGGACATATAGTGTGATAGGAGGAATCACGCTTGGTCCTCGGGAGTTGGTGGTTAATGGGAGAAGTGTTACAACCTTACATGCTAGTGTTGTAGAGAGAGTGTTCTATTGTGCTAAAAATGGCCAAGTGTTGGCCCCTTTGAAGCCTAATGACAATGCGTTTCGGCGATTGTTGAGATTTAAGCGCAAGTTGTGTTTTGCATTTGGTGGTAAGCCCACCCGCTTGGTGCCCGAAGAATTCGTGGCACTTTACAAGGGTCGGAAGAGAACCATTTATGAAAACGCTTTGCCTGAATATTACAACGGAGTCAAACCTGTGCATGCACGGGTTAAAACATTTGTCAAGGCGGAAAAGGTAAAACCGGCCGCGCCTAGGTCCATACAACCACGTGACCCTGTGTACAACATAGGAGTGGGTGTATATATTAAGCATATTGAGCACAACCTCTACCGCGCTATAGCTCGTGTTTTTGGTCAGAAGATGGTTGTTTCTAAAGGGTTTAATGTTGTTGATTTGGGTAACAATATTTCCGAGCTGTGGAATGAGGTGCATGATCCTTGTTTCGTCGGATTCGATGCTAGTAGGTTTGACATGCATGTGTCAACTGATGCTTTGAAGTGGGAGCATTCTATTTATAATTGGTTGTATGATTATGACCCTGAATTGGTTAGATTGCTTCGTATGCAGCTCAGGAATGTTGGAATTGGATTTTGTGACGACGGAAAGATTAAGTATTCGGTAGAGGGACGTAGGATGTCAGGTGACATGAACACAGCGTTAGGGAACTGCTTGTTAGCCTGTGGAATTGTTTATTGTTACATGCAGGGTTTGGGCATTGACTACAAGTTCATCAATAATGGTGATGATTGTGGTGTTATAGTGTCCAAGACTGATGTGGAACGTTTGAGCATGATATCCGAACACTTTGCTGAGTTTGGTTTCCGTCTAGAGGTGGAGGAACCAGTGTTTGAGTTGGAAAAACTAGAATTCTGTCAAATGAATCCTGTTTTTGATGGCAAGGACTGGCGTATGGTGCGCAAGGTTTACTCCGCTTTGCAAAAAGATTCAATGTCTTTGATTCCATTCAATGATGTTAAACTTTTAAGGAAGTGGGTTTATAGTGTTGGTGAATGTGGGTTGGCTTTATGTTCAGGTATGCCTGTTATGCAGGATTTTTACCAAATGTACTGTCGGCTTGGTGTTCCCAGCAACATTGGTGAAGCTACTTATATGGAATGTGGTGCCCGTCAACTTGCTCGAGGGTTGAAGGCTGAGTCGACCGTCATTACTGATGAGGCTCGATTTTCGTTCTATATAGCTAGTGGTATTTCACCCATGCTTCAAATGGCTCTAGAAAGGTATTACTCGAGCATCCAGACTGTTCACTATGGTGAACACGAGGATTTTATACCAATCGAGCCACTTGATATATTGTAAATCATTTCATAAGTTAGAATATATCATGGCCAAAAAGAAAAGTGTAAAGGTTGTAATGCAACCGCAAAGCAAAAATAAAAGTAAGAAAGCAAAAGTAAAACAGCAGGAGTTAACCAGGCTCGGGAGTGCATTGCGCGCTCTTGGTGGATTGGGTGGCGGTGCAGTTGGGGGATTAATTGGTATGCCTAGTGCCGGAGCCAGTGTAGGTTCAGGTCTAGGTGCTGCCTTGTCTAAATGGCTTGGTAGTGGTGATTATCAGGTTTCCTCTAACAGCATGGTGTCATCTATGAAGGCGTCTGGTTCTATTCCTTTAATGCACAAGAATGATCAGTCAGTCATAGTTAGACATAAGGAGTTCATCGGTGAAATTAAAAGTTCAGTGGATTTCAAGGTTCAGTATTCCTTAGAATTGAATCCTGGAATGGCTGACACGTTTCCATGGTTGTCAAATATTGCACGTAATTACCAAGAGTATAGGTTTAAGGGAGTTATTTTCCACTATGTTCCAACTTCTGGTAGTGCTGTCGCAAGTACCAACAACGCTTTGGGTAGTGTGATGATGCAAACTAGTTATAGAGCAACAGATACACCACCTGACTCAAAACGGGAGTTGTTGAACGAATATTGGTCAACTGAAACGGCACCTTTTGAAACCACATGTCATCCCATTGAGTGTAACCCTTCAGAAAACCCGTTTAATATTCAATATGTTAGACAGGTTGCGTTACCTGAAGGGGATAACTTGCTAATGTACGATCTGGGTGTTACACATGTTGCTGTGTCAGGACAACAGTCTAATGATGTGGTGCTAGGTGATCTTTGGGTGACTTATGAGGTTGAGTTGAAGAAACCAATCTTGTATTCCAATGTAACTTCGCCAGGTATCGCAATATTTGGGTTTGATACTCCTGATAGTACAACAGTTAAGAATGGCACGTATCTTGATGTTACCACAAGTGGCATTCCATTTATTGGTCCGAAGTCTTTATGGCCTACAATATCTGGTGCTAGGCAGATAACCATACCAGCTCAGTTTGAGGGGTATGTTCAGCTCAATTGTCGTATTTCATCAGGAACTAGTCCTTACATAACAGCAGATGGTATTACGTGGAGTGGGGCTCCTACAACGTCAAGTAATTTGACGACGTCTCCTCTGCTAGCAGGGAGTTCACGATGGGAAACCATATGTAGTACTGGTACTACTACTTTGCGTGCTGTTTATTACTCAGCTGGCTTTGTCAAGATTAACTCAAGTAAACAGGAGGTAGGGACAATCACTATTCCACAGTGTATATTCCTTGCCACTGGTGACACCTCTTTACAGTTTCAAATGGAGGTGATGTTAATCAGTGACACGCTTGCTTAAATTTTTGTATTTGTGGGAATCTGTAGGAGTTGTCCTACTGCTCTAAGGAGAAGGTGTCAAAATTGGCTTGAAGCCATACCGATAAGACATGCCTTCATGGGGGTTATCACCATGTTGTCGTTGCATATGTATATATAATAAACAAATTTGGTTAAGTTGAGTCTAGAGGACGAAGTGGGCTGGTCACCCCTAGTAGTCACTAAAATTAATCATACTATAAAAATAATTCATGCTGTAGTGTATTTCATGTCCTTCATGTTTCGATGTATTTCTCCTGCCATTCAGCTTCGCTGTGTATCACCAACCTACGGGTGGGCCATAAGGTGATACAGGCAAAACTTCCACAAAATTCCCC